TATTTAATAGTCTTTTAAATTGTTCATAAACCGGATATCCATCTTGGTACCGTCTAAAAAACTCACTATCTTCTAAATTAACAAAATGAAACTCAGGATATTCTTTTGCAAAATCCGCAATCATTTGTTGGCGCATTGTGTTGGTATAATCTAGCCGAACAATGAATTGATCATTATCATTATATTTAATATTACCGTATGGATCTATTCCTAAATGAACTAATACTGTATTAGGATAATGCTTTCTATAAGTATCAATAATAATTTTACTTCCTAATCCTCTACGAACACCTAACTCTACACTAACACCAATAGGATCTGTTAATTGCTTAACAGCATTTTCTAAAAATTCGTATTCTAAACTGTCGCCTTCAATCACGACGATGCTGACATATCAATTTCAGGAACAATAATTTTAACATCTCTTCTTATATCTTCAGGCTTAGCATTTATATCTGCTTTAACTTCTTCTTCATTTTTATAAATGTGGCCTGTTTTGATATTTGTGATGGTTATCTCTGAATCACATATCACCTTTTTAAACTGCATTTTAGTTTCCTATCAAACCTCTATTAACTTCTAATATAGATAATGTACTACTTATACCGTTTGTGTCCGTAGTGTCAAGAAGGATAGAATCATTTTCTTCTAAGATAATAGGACCTTTTGCAATATTACAAATAGTGGGTCCAGATATACTTGCATAAGCAACTAAATAAGTTGTAGACGCAGAATTGTCATATATAGATGCTTGTACAATTTTACTACCACCTGTATTGGTTATTTGTATATTTTGAATAATTGCTCTTGCAGTTGCATTACAAGTATACACAGTAGACTGTGCTGTAGTCGTTGGATCATAGAATGCATTTTTATAAATATTACTCATTATGTTAAATCATACCATTTTAAAGTTCCAAGAACATCATCATTAGCGGATGCTCCTTTAGCACATAAAGTTAAAGTGTCAGACACACCTGCTATAGTTTGTCCTATTTGATAATCAAAATTAAAACCATCTCCATTTACTAACCCAGCCGAAACTCCTTTTCCAGATAAATAAGTTTTGGCCACAATAGTTCCACCTGTAATAGTAGTTGTTCCTGTCAAATCATACTCAACATTATCCGAATAACTTGTATATGAAAACGCTGTACTTGGTGTTGCGTTAAGTATTAATTGTAGTTCAAAATCTGAATTAGATACTGCAGAAGCTAAAAATCCTTGGGGCACAATCACTGCATAAGGTCTTGATGTTTTAATTCTAATGGTTGCTAAATTATAAAACGTACCAGCAGTTGTTAAATTAACTCCAGCTAATGAAGCTGTTCCTATCATCTGTTCTACAGCTTTGGGTGCATAACCCCCTTCAGACATACAAGTTGAACAAATTTGTTGTAGAGTATAAGTTCCCGCTGCAAGTGCAGAAGTAACTTCTATTTCATATCGGATAGGTAAGTTTGCTGTTTGCATATAAACAGTAGTTAGACTATTCGCATTATAAAAAGTATGAGCTGTAATAAATTTACCATCAATAACAAAACCAACTCTAACCGCTCCTACACCTAACCATTCTAAATCCATAAATAAAATATTAGATTTAGTTGGATCTAATGTATAACCTGATGCACCCGTTCCATCTAATGTATCTCCATTCCACGCTGATTGTAAAATAGGATCATCTACCGATGCACCTGAAGTATAAGTTCTTCTTACAATTTGATAAGCAGTACCTGTATCTTCAAAAAAAATACCATTATTAGCATCAAACATTCCAATGCGTTGTTCAAGATTCTCAGTTTGAGTATTCATTACAAATGTGTTAAGTATTAATAATGACTTACCTGGTTGGTATGACATCACTCTTTTTGATTGTCGGATTACTTTATCTCCAGAAGCTTCTGTACAATTCAGGTTTACCGTTGACTTGTTGGCTGTGTAAGTTACAGTCGCTGACCCAGTCGTTGATTCATCAAATAAATTGTTTTTAGATAATACGTTTTTAGAATCAAATATCGTTAAAGGATTTGAGACTCTTAATCGTCCAAATGCATCATAGGCCGTAGATCCATCTCCACCACCAATGACTGTGGGTTCTATATTGACATTATTACAACTACTCATTAACAACTGCTCCCCATACTAAACCAAGTGTAACGTTCTGTTTCTTGTTTTAATTCATTTAAGTAAGTAGAATTAAGTTGCTCTACCACTAAACCTACCGCTCTATTAATTTGTTTCTGGTTAGAAACATCGTATTCTGTTTTAGGTTCAGGTATTCTTACATTAATTTTTGCCATTATCTTCTCCCATCAGGTTGTAAATCTAAATTCAATGTACCAAATCTCCAGTTTTCACTAATATTATTATTTGCAATTTTTATATTTGCATATCGTCCTCTGGTCCTGGTATCAACTTTTGTTGTTGATGTTGTAATCGTAAATGGACTTAGTGCAGTTGCTGTATCTGATTCAGATGGATATCGTTTAACAGACATGGTTACACTTAAATTACCTGCTAAATTTTTAAAGTCAGGTATAAATCTTCTCATAGCTAAAAAGACTTCACCGTCTGTGCCTTCTATTTTTAAATCAAAATCAAAAGATTGAATATAAGAAGTCACTGCAGTAGTTGTACCATCTGGATTCACTTGATCGGTTCCGACATGATGTTCAAATAAAATGGTTTGACCTAATCCAGACTCTCCGACAACAACAGGAAAACTACCTGTTTCAGTAGAATCATATTTTGTTGCAAATGGATTTGGATAAACAATTGCATCGATCCACGATGTACGGGCCTCTGATCCTGTATACCAAACAGGATTATTAGCAGCCATCATTGTTTCTCCATAGTTATAAACCACATATTGATCATTATAATCAGAGCTTTGAGTTGGATAATACCAAATGACTTCGGTATGTAAGTTATCTAAACCTGCATAAATTTGTTGTCCTTTGGTGGTATCAATATTGTCAAATACATAATCTTGAACTGAAGAAGGTAAAGTTTTAACCGTACCATCAAATAGAAAGAATCCATTAGCTGACATCCAATAAGCAACACCATCAATCTCAACAGCAGCATTTTTACCAATCAAACCACAGTTCGTACCGACTTGTTCAAATCCAAAAGTAAAAGGAGCACCTATAAATCTCATCGTGTAAAGTGCATTGTCTGTCCAAACAAGAATCGTTTCTTTTGCTTTTAATGCACCCACGATCCGCGTTCCGTCTTGCAATCTGAAACTACCTGCAGAGTTAATTGCGGTTTGCACATAGTCATTAATATCTTCTTGATCTGAGAATCTGATAAACATATCATCTTGTGTCGTTGTATCACCAATCGTGGTTTCTGTTCCAAAGTGAACTAAGTGTCTTGTTGTAGGTGAAACTAAAGTGAGTCTTGATGCTGTTGGGTTATTGTTTGTAGAAAAATTAGCAGTTGATGTTGAAGCTCTAACCGTAAGTGGAGTTGTTGCTCCAGCATTCCAAGTAAATGTTTTACCGTTTGCAATGGTTGCAATTAACACTTGACCAAAATTATCTAAAGACCAAAGTCCTGGTTCAAGAACAACATCTTGTGCAGATGATGCATCTCCCCATCCACCTGCTCCCCAAGTATCGGTACCCCAACCATATCCATAAGATTGTTCTGCAGGACCCACATTCTCATAAGGCTTAACATCTATACTTCCACCCGTTGATACGGTTCCTGTTGCAGCTGACGATTGAGTGATGGTAAATACTGTTGTAGATGAAACACCTGTCACTTGAAATAATTTATCTTCAAAGTCTGCATCGGTAAAACCAGTTCCTCCAGGTAAAGTGACATTATCAAGTAAAACAATATCTCCTGCAATTAAACCATGAGCCCCACTTGTTGTAATTTCACAAACTGCAGATGTATCTGTGGTTGCAATCGTTGCTGAAGATAGAGTTGCTCTTAAAGGTGTAATGTCATAAAGCTGACCTTCAAAATATAAAAGTAAAAATTTGTCGGTACCAATGGCAACGTATCGGTTTCCATCTAAATCCACAAAAGCATGAAGTTTTCTTGAAACTCCAACAATAGTATCTGTTACTAGAGAAGACCAACCTGATACTTTTTCAGGAAGTCCATATCTAAATCTTACATTATCAGAATCAATCCAACGACCTTGTGCGCCAACTGTTGTATTTTGTTTGTCTATGCCTGGTGCGAATTTAACTTGTTGAAGAGGCATGTGACCTCCTAAATGTTATCTTTATAGATCCAGCCTCTTGTTGCATTTACATATACAAGTGTAAACGCTGCAGAGTTTGTAGATACAGTTAAATCAGAAGCTGATCCTAAAATATTAGAACTATTTCTTCCAATCGTTAAATTATTTGCTGCTAAGTTATTACCACTATCTATAAAGTGAACTTCATCTCCTACAGATGGAGATGCAGGTAAATTGATGGTTACAGGAGCACCAATTCCTCCTCCTGATGTATCAACTAAAACTTGATCACCGTTTACGGCTGTATAAGTTGCACCTGGAGTAACATATCCTTTATGTCTAATTCCTAAACTGACATTTGTTCCATCTGAATATAATAAATTTTTAGAAGCAATAGGTATTGCAACACCTGTTCCTGATACCGTTTTAACCGTTAAAGAAAATAAAGAAGCGGATCTTGAAGTTCCATCTTCTATAATAAAGACTCTTTCTGCAGAATCTGGCATGGTGACTGTTCGGTTTGCAGCTAAAGTTCCTGTTAGTTTAATATATAAATTCTTACCATTGGATACAGCACCATTTGCTAATGATAAATTAACATCAGCTGATGCAACATCAATTTCAATATAACCTGATACAGCTTGTTCGAGTTGTTGTAAGTTTGTGTTTGTAATGGTACCCCAAGTTCCAGATTTTTCACCTGTGGTCATTAACTCTAATTTTAAATCACTTGAATAACTACTTGC